AGCGAATAGTTACGCGTTGTAGTCACATAAACACAAGTTGTAGTCATCTTATAGCCCGACTACAAAAACGGGCTATCAAATGTCTATAAGGATCGCATATGGCGAGTTTAAAAGACCTTGAGCGCCAGCTGCTGGCCCTCAAAAAACAGCTCCCTTTTGCCACTGCGCGCGCCCTTACCATTACGGCCCGTAAGATTCAGGAAGCGCAAAAGGACAATTTAGAGAGCAAACTGGACAATCCCACGCCCTTTACCGTCAACTCTGTAGCGTCCACAGCGGCCCGCAAAACCAATCTCACAGCAAAGGTATTCATCAGGCCGACAGCGGCTGAGTATCTGGCTCCTGAGGAGTTTGGCGGTACACGCCACCTAAGCGGTAAGGCATTGCTTAACCCCAAAGGCGTCAGGCTCAACAAATACGGGAACCTGCCTAAAGGTAAGCTGGCCAGCCTGAAAGCAAACCCGAATGTGTTTGTTGGGAGTGTCAACGGTGCGTCAGGCTTTTGGCAGCGCAAGAAGTACAAGCCTGTAACGGGCAAGAAGAAAGGCAAGCGCTCTAAGAATGGTACACGTAAGCCGCGCCCGAAACAGCCAAAGCTAAAGCTGCTGGTGAGGTTTGGTGACGCTCAGGAGGCATCGCCAACGCTGGGTTATTTCGAGCTTGCGAACCAGATGGCGGCGGACCTGTTGCCTGGTGAAATGAGCGCGGCGATCTCTGAGGCGTTGAGGACGGCCAAGTAAGTAGGGTGAAAAGGTGGTTGAAAAAGAAACAAAATCATTGACATGTCGGATGATACCCCCCCGTAAACATTTTGGGTCCTTCCAGTGGGGGTCTTGTTCCACGGGCATTGCGCGCGCGCGGTGTTTCACCAGCTATAAAATTTTGAGTTTGTGTCCCATGTCCCACACTGCATAAGTATGCACAACGAAACCTAAGGCCGCGCCAGCGCTGGAATCGCGATCCTTTTTCCGTGGGACATTTTCAAAAAAGATCCTCTAAAAATGTCCCATTAATGTCCCAGTGAGAATGTCCCATGACGACGATGACCCGGATCGACTATGCAAAACATGCTGGCGTTGATCGTAAAACGATTAGCCGTTGGATTAAGGCTGGGCGCTATATCGTTCTTGATGGCGATGATATCAACGTAGAGGAAAGCGATAAGGCGTTGGCGCTGTTGCGTAACAGCAAAGACGGCCGGACAACCAACGCCGCGAAAAGCAAGAAGCCAGCCAGCGCCCCGGTTATTGATCCTGCCGATAACGGAACGGCTGCGGCGGTTACGGCGATCATGATGGCCACCGGCGCGGAGATGTCGAAAGAGGAAGCCAGTAGGGTCAAAGAGAACTATTTGGCCCTACTGGCCAAACTCGACTACGAAAAACAGAGTGAGCAGGTCATAGAAATGGCAGTAGCCGAAACCGCATTTTTTGAGGAGTTTCGGGCTCAGCGTGATTCCTGGCTTAATTGGCCACAAAAGGTAGCTCCGCTGATGGCGGCTGATCTGGATATTCCCGCTGACAGAATGACCGAGGTGTTAATAGCACATGTCCATAAACATATTGCCGGACTCGGAGAGCCCGAATTTAACACCGAGCAAGATTGAGAAGCTTAAGAGGAGCGCGCGGCTGGGGTGGACACCTCCGCCCAGAATTAGCGTCCCTGACTGGGCTGACAAATTCCGAAAGCTGGCCCGTGAGGCTGGTAGTACCTCCGGTGACTGGGACACCGCTACTGTAGAAGTTGCGCGCGGGCCAATGATGGCCGTTACAGAATCCGGTGTTCATATCATTACTGTGATGTGTTGTACGCAGTTGATGAAAACAGCTCTGTTAGAGAACGTGTTTGGCTATTTCGCCCACCTCGATCCGTGTCCAATGTTGCTCTTACAACCTAAAGAGGATGCGGCTGAGCAGTTTTCCAAGGAGCGTATTACTCCAATGCTGCGCGTAACGCCTGTTCTGAGAAAGCTGGTGGGCGCGGGTAAGCAGAAAAATTCAAAAGAGACTTTGCTCTATAAATCGTTTACCGGTGGATTTCTGGCGTTGGCCGGTGCTGGTAGCCCTGATAACCTCGCGCGCCGCCCTATTCGTGTACTTCTTGCCGATGAGGTGGATAAATACCCAATAACCCGCGAAGGGGACCCGATTACTCTGGCGGAGGAGCGAACAGCGACATTTGGTCTTAACTGGCTTTCTATTCGCGCCTGTTCTCCAACTATCGAAGATGAGAGCAGGATAGAGGCAAGCTATGCGGATTCAGATCAGCGGCGCGCCTCGATTGCATGTCCCGTTTGTGGCCATCGCCAATTCCCCGATTTTTTTAAACATGTCCACTGGGATAAAGAAGGGGATGAGCACAAGGTAAATGGGGCAATGCTCCATTGTGAGTCCTGCGGTGTGGGCTGGTCGGAAGGTCAGCGCCTGAGGGCTTTAAATACTATCCGGTGGCATCAAACAAAAACGTTTGAATGTTGCGACAGCGTTCATATCCCGTTGAATGATTACGATCAGGAATGGCGTATTAATGATGAGACGGCGGTTGATAAGGTCTGGGAGTGGTCCGAGTCCGATCGTCATGCCGTGTATCGGGCAAAATGCCCGACGTGTGGCCGTCTGGGCGTTGATAATATTCACGCTGGATTTCAGGCCGGTAAGCTCTTTAGTCCGTGGCAAAAAGATAAACCCTCAGATATCGCGAAAAAATATCTCAAAGCCAAAGGCGACCCGGATAAAGAATTAGCCTGGTGGAATACCCAAATGGGCCTCCCTCACCGGCCGAATCACGGTAAAAAACTGGCCACCGATATTCTGTTGGCCAGACGCGAAGTATTTGAGGCTGAGGTTCCTGACGGTGTGGCAGTGCTAACCGTTGGTATAGATACACAGGATGATCGCTTTGAGCTGGAGGTTATTGGCTGGGGACGTGATGAGGAGTCCTGGTCTATAGCCTTTGACATTATTGAGGGCGATTTAGAAACCCCTGACCCGTGGTTACGTCTTGATGCATATCTAAAGCAAGTCTGGCGGCGTGCGGACGGGCGCGGGTTTACTATTATGGCCGCGTGTATGGACTCAGGTGGCCACCATACTCAGAAGGTTTACGAGTTTTGCAAAGAGCGTCTGGGCCGTCGTATCTGGGCGATTAAAGGTGAGTCCGCTGTTGGTGGTAAACGCTCGCCAGTGTGGCCAAATAAAAAAACCTCCGCTCGTACCAGGCGAACATTCCGCCCGATCATTATCGGGGTCAATGCGGCGAAAGACTCTATCCGGTCCCGTCTCCACATTGAAAAGTCTGGTCCGGGTTATATGCATTTTTCTGTAGATCGTGATCTGGTTTATTTCTCCCAGCTTACAGCTGAGCGGTTGGTTATTAAGGAGTCTGGCGGCCAGCGCTACAGCACATGGGAGCTTCCAAAAGGCAAGGCTAACGAAGCGTTAGACTGTAGGGTTTATGGGTATGCAGCGCTGTGTGGTCTTTTCCACATGGGGTTAAAACTCAACACTCGCGCCAGCATTATCGAAGCAGAGCCGTCACGGGTGTTACTTGACCCCTCAACTCAGCCAGTAGAAAAACCGTCCCTACAGTTCCCCGGTTCCGGGGTTCTTATCCTGGTTGAAGGTGAAGAAAAGCCGAAAGGGCGTGTTTCACAACGTTTAGCCTAAAGGAATCTTATGTTTAGACCCAATAACAGCGTATTGGCTGGGATGACCCGCGCCCAAGTACAAGAGGCGTTGAATGCAGCTCAGGCGGCATACGTTAATTTAATGACCGGTCAACAGGGCGTTTCGTTCTCTTATGCTCAAGGCGATGGGACCCGATCGGTTACATATCAACAAACGTCATTACCCCAGCTGATGGCCTTTATTCAGTTATTACAGGCTCAGTTGGGGATCGTTCCTCGGCCGCGTAGGCCGATAAGGTTTCGTTACTGATGGTGCAGATACTCGACCAATACGGGAAGCCGATGGCCCCATTACCCAGGGGGCGTAGACAGGCGCTAAATGGTTACAGTGAAACCCCCTATGATGCGGCTAGCTCTTACAGTTCTGAGCTGGCTAACTGGGTCCCATATCTGGGCTCTCCCGATAACGAAATTAACAATTATCGTGACAGGATTGTTTCCCGTGTCCGTGATCTCGTTCGTAATGACGGCTGGGCCAGCGGTGGTGTTACCAGGATTCTTGATAATGCCGTTGGTGCTGTATTCCGGCCAATTGTAAAACCAGACTATCGCGCGCTGGCATTCTATACGGGCAATAAATCGTTTGATGCTACGTGGGCTGATGAGTACGGGCGAGCGGTTGAAGCGGCGTTTCGTACCTGGTCAACGGCGGAGGGGCGTTATTGCGATGTTGAGCGGAAATTAACTGTTTCTCAAATGTTTCGGTTAGCGTTCCGTCATAAGTTAATTGACGGTGACGCGCTGGCCATCCTCCAGTTTCGCGAGGATCGCGTTGGCCGTGGCCGTGCGCATTTTGCTACAGCTATTCAGATTGTTGACCCCGATCGACTAAGTAACCCGCAACAACAATTTGATTTAGAGCACATCCGGGGCGGCGTTGAGCTCGATGACGATGGCGCGCCGGTGGCGTACCACATCCGTAAAGCCCACGTTGGGGACTGGTGGTCCGCTGCTGATTCCGTGACATGGGAAAGAGTAGCCCGTGAAACGTCCTGGGGCCGTCCTGTGGTGGTTCATGATTTTGACCATGACCGGGCATCGCAACACAGGGGAACCGGTATTTTTACCCCTGTTGTCCAGCGGTTAAAAATGTTGGTTAAGTACGATGCTACAGAATTAGAGTCCGCTGTTCTTAATGCAATTTTTGGGGCCTACATTGAGTCTCCCTATGATCCACAGCTGGTGGAGCAAGCTATGGGGACCTCTGTTGAAGATATCGCCAGTTACCAGGATCAGAGAAAAGAATTTCATGATGACCGCCGGTTAACCCTCGGGAACGGGGCTCGAATGCCCATTATGTTCCCAGGTGAAAAGGTGGTGACAGTTAACGCGGCTAGGCCAAGTAGTAATTTCCCCGCGTTTGAGTCCGCCGTTTTACGTAACACCTCCTCCGCGCTGGGTATCTCTGAATCACAGTTAACCCAGGACTGGTCAAAAGTTAATTACAGTTCCGCCCGTTCTGCGCTTCTTGAGGCGTGGAAAACACTTACCCGCCGTCGCATTGATTTTGCCACTGGCTTTGCTCAACCAATATTAGGGGCGTTCATCGAGGAGTTACACGACACGGTAGATCTTCCCCTTCCTGCTGGTGCGCCGGAGTTTCTGGAATGTCGAACCGCGTATAGCCGTTCTCAGTGGATGGGCCCCGGCCGTGGCTGGGTCGATCCCGTTGCAGAGAAGAAAGGCGCGATTTTGGGTATGGATGCTGGATTGTCCACGCTTGAAATTGAGTGTTCTGAAAATGTGGGTGAGGACTGGGAGGACCTTCTTGATCAGCGTCAGCGCGAGATCGAAGCATTGAAAGAACGTGGTTTACCGTTGCCCGCGTGGGCGATCAGCCAGGACGCAGAGGACACAATTAAGGAACCGGAGGAACAGTGAAACAACTCCCTCATATAGCCCAGCATTTGTTTAATACACCACTCATTATCCACCCCAAAAAAGCCGAAGTGATTATAGCCGCATTAACTGAGCGTCT